TCTCTAGTTCTTTATATGGTACGTGCTCAATGATACCTACCTTCTCAAGACGGACAGAGGCAGTTGACCCCTTGCCATAGATAGAAATCTTGACCTTGGCTTTAGTGCCATTGCCAAGCGCACCGTCTTCGATGTAGTCCCAAGGTGTGTTCGTTGTACCCTTGGTGACAGATGGTGCTCCACCGAAGTCATCAATACCTGATGGGTGTACATTAGGACGCTTGAGTTTCATACCCTTACGTCCACCTGCTGCGTCAAATGGCTTGATCATCTTGTTACCCATTGACTCCTCAGGAAAACCTAGTTCAACCATCTTGTTAATCTCTTCGTCATCCTTAGGTACGAAGACAGTATTGAACTGGCCTGAGGTACGTTCATGGTACTCAGAGTCATCCATGTTGTCTGTGTGCAGACGGGCATAGTAAAGTTCACCCTCGAATACACCGTACTTAGTTTTAGAAGCCATCAGAATCTCCTTTGCTGGCTGTTGATCGGTTCATCATATACGTTATTACCTCTATTGTCAAGACATAAATTACAGGTAATAGTGCAAAAATTAAAGAACCTATACTCAATGTGTGTCCCTCCAAGATTTACCTATGTCAGTTGATCCAGCCAAAGGGCAGACCATGTTGAAGTTCTTACCTGCATCAACGATAGACTGACGTTGTATCTCACCTAGTAGTTCAGCATCCTTGTATGGTCCTGTCACTTCTGTCTGCCACTCATCGTGAGGCCAAGTGACTAGCTTGAAGTTAATCCATTGACGTTTAGCTTTGTATGTCCAGTCAAGTGCTGCGTGTTTCATGATCACAGCCTCACCATTCTGTAACATACCTGCCAAGGTCTTGTGCTCAGATGGTACTGGCACCTTGCGTCCATCCAACCCAATGAAGTATCCTCGCTTTGCGATGTGAGGTATGATCTTCTTCTTGAGGTTAGCTAACCCTTGGATAGACTCCATGAAGTTATCGACTGCTTGTGTTGCCTCCTTATTTGATACGTTAAGAATCTGACTGATCTTGCCTGTACCTGCACCTAGCAGAAAGGCATAGATGAAAGTCTTAGCCATGTCTCTTGTTACATGTGACATACCTAGAGCCTTACGGTTCAGGTTGTGTATGTCAGTCTCATCCTCCTTCTTTCCTGACACGATAGCGTTAACATATTCCTCTGAGTTCATCAGGTGAGCTAGCACCCGTAGCTGTATGCCCTCAGCATCTGTACCTACCAGCCAGCTATCCTCAGGCACAGTCCATAGTGCTCTGAACTGACCGTCATACTTAGCCTTCACTTCCTCTACTGCTGACTTAGGTGTGCCATGAAACTCAGCAGGGATGTTAGCTTGGTTGGGTGCTCTGTGAGCCATGCGTCCTGTCCATGCACCAATGCCCATGAACTGCCCATGAATACGAGAATCGTCACCACAGTGGCCCAGCCATTCCACCAGTGAGGAACGTCTACCCTCAAGGGTCAACCACTCAGTTAAACGTTTAGCTCCTGTAGGGGCTGTCTCAGGCAGTGTGCTAAGGTTAGTCTCAGATAAAGTCCATCCGTACTTAGCAAACTTTTGTCCTCGTTCATCCATCTGTTTCTCTCCCGTGATTTCTATGAAATCCATATTTTATTTCAGCTTCTCTACGTGCTGCTATAGCATCCTCAAGATTATCAAAGGAACCAACAGTAATTTTTTTATAGTTCTCTTGAATCTGAGCAATCCATTTACCTCTTTTTTTATGTACACCTATAACCCCTGAAGTATTAGACTTAGGTCGTGACGAGTTTTTATTGTTTTCAGAGTGAGTTACTAGCCTAAGATTTTGAATACGGTTATCTTTTTCATCACCGTTGATGTGATCTATTACTAGATTTTTTTCAGGCCACTCACCATAGACATGACACCAAATCACTCTGTGTACTTTGTATGATCTACCTGACAGGTATACTTGATTTGTCTTGTCTGTCCCAATTAGTTCTACATCAGGGTACCTAGAGTTAAATACAGTGTAAGCCCTATCGCTTTTGAAATGTTTTCTATCTCTTTTTTTCCATGTAAGAGTACCTTTTTCTGCATCGTAGTTTAGAAATTCTCTGACTAAAGCAGGTGATAAAGGTTCTTTAGGAATCTTCTGACCACAACACTCACAGAAATTTTGGTTTGTTTTCTCTGTCATACTCAATGTGTCCTTTGGTTTTGTCCACTGGTTTCCAACCTGCATCCCATAGTCTTTCGATACGCATCTTAGGTGACGATGGTTTGAACTTGACCCAATCCATACAGATAAGCTGGGCTGGGAATGTATCGTAACTGATCTTGACTTTAGGGTATTTCTTTATAGCATCCTTGACAACCTTTGTCAAGTCCCCATCTGACTTTTTTCTGTACAAAATACGATTGACTTCTTCTAGCTGGGGTGGGAAGTCCTCTTGGAAACCATCCTCTAGCTGAAGCATACGCAGTTCGATCTCATCTAGCAGATGCTCTGCCTTCTCCTTGTCGAAGAAGAAACCATTGTTGTGCATCTCCTCACAGAGAATCTGAATGTCATGCTCTACCTTGATAGCTTCTTGTTGTGTCTCGTCCTTGAGTATAGGCAGGAACCTCTGATATAGCTTGACAGTGACAGCTACGTCCTGATGACAATAGTCTACCATCTCCTGAGAGAACTTAGAGAAGTCCTTGAAGTCCATCTTGAAGTCAGACAGACGCTTACCCCAAGCCTTCAATGAGTGTCCACCTTGCAGGTTGTAGTCAATGAAGCGAGATAAAATGAGAGTATCCAGTACTTTGCTAGGGTCAATCCTCTTGCCTAGCAGTCTGTTAATCACAGGTACATCAAAAGCAATGCCATTGTGAAACACAAACAGATCAACAGTATCACAGAAATTAGCAAAGTCTATACCCTCTTCTATTATCTTGTCTGGATTGTGAAACTCGTAGGTCTCACCTGTGTTGACATCCTGACCACAGATAACCCAGATACGACTAGCATCTAAAGCATCTGTCTCAATGTCCATAGCTACAACTTTAAGTGTCATCCTTTGATACTCCTATTTGTATTACAGTCAAGGGCCATAGCAAAGACCAGAATAATTGTTTTCGTCTGTCTATCTGATCGTACTTATCCAGTAGATGAAAGACAGCACCTACATGCAGGTAGTGCAGAGCTACACCAAAGGCATAGATGACACCACACAGGGTAGGCCATAGGCTAAAGTAATCCATACTTCTCTTTCATTGTGAACGAAGCTGTGTCAAACGAAAGCTGACCTGCGTAGCCTGTCGGACCTACTGGTCTGTTCTTGGTGACCAGAAGCTTCGTTGTGTTACGTTCATCTGCATCCTCTGCCATCTTGTTTCGTTGCAGTTCGACAACAACGGATGCTCTCTGTTCTATCATGCGGCAGTACTTGACAGCCCCATCATCATTGGTGTGACCAATAGTTATGATACCTACGTTCAACTCAGCAGCTAGCTTGGATAGCCTGACAGACAGGTCAGCTAGGAATTGTTCTTTGCTTTCTTCTCCTGACATGTTAGCTGCTATGTCCTGTATGGGTTCAAAGAATATGTACTGCACACCACATGCCTGAGAAAGATACCTGATATGGTTAAGGATTTCAAGAGGGTTATCCTCGTCATTGAGAAAGAATTGGTATAGCCTTTCATCTTTAGTCAGTTCAGTGATAGCCTCTTGTACTTGACGGTCTAGTCCTTTCTCTTGGATCAAGTCCTTTCGTGTTACGTTCTCTCCTAGTTTGTATGACACCAGACCTAGGACGCTGCGTAGCTTTGTCTCTTCCATGTGCCAAGCTGCAATGCGTATCTCTGGGTACTTACTCAAGAGTCTGTACTCTAGGTATCGCATGAACTCAGTCTTGCCTATGCCTGTCTGTGCTTTGAACAGAGTGAAGTGTCCCTGCATCAGGCCCATGCACAGGTCATCGAAGTCTTGTACACCTGTCTCTACGTAGACGTGTTCCTCTGATGTATTGTACAGCTTTAGGAACTGGTCAGGTGTATTAATGATATTCTCAGGTGTGTACTTCTGTGCGTTGAACCAAGCATGGTAGTATGAATCCCGTTCACCTGCCTGAAGGAACTCATTGGCATCCTTGTACTTGTCATGTTTCATCCTGTACACTTTGTTAGGGAAGAGGTTAGCTATCTTCTGAGCTACTGCATTCCCTGCCTCGTCATGTTCTATTGACAGGACTATCTTCTCGAAGGACTTGAGCCAGTCAGTTACGTTCTCCCATAGGCGTCTGCTAGGTGAGGCTGAAGGTAATGACACGAAGGCTGAGTTGTATCTCTGGTGTTTGCACATTTGGTATGCTGACATAGCATCTAGTTCACCCTCTGTGATCGTGACTATCTTACCTGACCCAGCATTCCATAGGTTCATGCCAAATAATTCATCTGACTTGAGACCCTTAGCGGAGAACTCCTTAGGGAAGTATCGTGTCTTGACACCACCTGAGGGGTAGACGTACTGCTGGTACTTCTCCTCACCGTCACTGTTGAGGTAGGTGTAGCACCCGTAGAACTCCATTGTCTCCTTGGATATGCCTCGCATACCTCTGTACACTGCTGTCATCTTCTCAAGGTGTACTACTTGAGGTGCTTGTAATTGCATTTCCTCTTCTCCACTTTCCCAATACTCACAACCAAAGCAGTAGCCGTGACCGTCTGAGTACCTAGCTAGGTTATCTTTTGACTCGCACTTAGGGCATGGTTCATGTCCTATGAAGTGGCTGTCTGCTTTGTGGTCTTTCATTAGTGCATACTCTCTCTTCCGAATCCATTCTGAATGCTAGTCTCGAACCAGTCTTCAACTAGCTTGTCCATAATAGATTTATATTGTTCATCTGTCAAGAGGTTAGGACTGTACTCGTTACCCTCTTCATCATAGAGATACTTGATCCTGAACTGTGGTTCAATCTCTAGGGTGATCTCAGGTGGTAAGTCTTTCCATGTCTCGTAGCATATGTAGCCATCTGTCAGGATGTCAGCACATACTGTGAGCCATGTATTGTCTGTTACCTCTACTTCTAATTCAGCATCAAATGTTTCGTGCATCATTTCATAATTCCTCTTGGCAAAACCCACAGAAGTCATTGTAAGCTGGACCTCCACAGGATACACACGTTCTCCATACTGGTTTCTTCTTTAATGGTTGACCGAATGAGTGACCTACGGGTGGATTGTTCTCACCGTAGTTACCGTACTCATCGAAGCTATGGTTGGCTTGGTATTTCTCCTTTGCTCTCTGTCTCTCCTCGTCTGACATTGGACGAATCATGAGTAGCTTGTCAAGTCTTTTCTTTAAGTCCTCAAGTTTATTTTCTTGTTGCTTGATCTCGTACTCTAGGTTTTCTATTTCTCCTGATACACTCATGTCATTTTCTCCTTGACAACCTGATAAGATGGGTGTATAATAGTCTTGCCTTTGGGCAAGGGGCTATTAGTCATATACCCTAGGCCCGTCTCCATTCTTTATTCTATCTATTAAGTCTCTCTCTTCCTGAAGCAGAGACTCTAAGTCTTCCTCTAGGAACTCCTCACTCAGTATCTTGTCGGAGTAGTAGTCCTTTGGTAGTTTATTCTTTACTGGTCTTTTCATTAGAAGGGTACCTCCTCATCCTCTGTCTGTGGTATCCACACTATATCATACTTGTGCATGATAATCAAGTACTCTCTTAGGTTACTACCCCACAAATACATCTGTGTATCCTTTCAGTTTCCTTAGTGCATACCCTGCTAGTGTACACTGTAGATATATCCAGAAGATAGTCTGACCGTCAACCCCTCTCATGTCATAGCCTACAGATGCTAGTATTCCAACGGTGACTATCATTGAGACCCATGACAAGAGAGAGATTGTAAACAGTTTCATTGATTACCCTGCGAACTTGTGGAATCTACGTTCTGTCTTCTGGTTTGGTTTGTGCTCAATGTATACGCTACGCTTACCCATGTGAAGTGCTAGCATACATGTTGCCCTCTGTAGTTTGAAGCCACGGCTCAAGGTCTTACGCTTGCGGGTCAAGCCTTTGATACCTAGGAAGTTGAAGCGGAATCCTTGAGTGCCATCATTGAGTGGTTTAGTTGCCATTGTCTTATACTCCTACTAGTTTGTTTATTGTGTTCTGTGATACTACTCTGCCTATGTCTTTACCTCCAAGATACTTGTTGATGTGCTTGGATGTGGTAGGTGAATAATGTGTGTCAGTCCTGAATGCACCTTGGTCATCCCAACCTGCAACTGGAGTTTCATAACTAAACAAGACAGACACACCTTTGATTTGTAGTTCTGTCATGTTTGACCCTATGTTCTTGAGTTTCATTTTAGTTTCTCCTTTTGTGTGTCTAGTCTTTCAGACTGTTTAGAGTGTGTCAAGCACTTATTTTATTTTATTGTGCAAGTCTCTTTCAAGAGTGCTGATCGCTTAGGACGCTGAAACTCTGCTAGGTCTTACCTTGTGCGATTGTTTCTTGTCGCTGTCGATGAATACAGATAAGCACAAGAAAAACAAAACCACAAGAGAAAAAAAAGGATAGGTCCAGTTTATATTATAATGAGTAATAAAAACCAATAAGATCAGAACCTAGAAAATTATACCAAGGGATAGCCAAGGATGATACCAAAGTATGTAATGTTATCAATGGGATAGCATTGGGGAGACTAAGGTATGTGCATTTCCCGTAGGCAATACATAAGCTATACCAAAGCTATACCAAAACCAACCAAGCAACACCAAAAGATAGCCAAGGTAAGACCAAAGGGTAGGGTACCCAACTTTTTGCTGTATACTTAGGGGTAGGCCAAGGGGGGCCACGGGGTATCCGCATGTATGTACAATGCACCTACAAATTTTCTCACAAAAATTCTCCATATGCAAAAACAAAAGCACACCAAGGTTTTACCCAAAGTGTGCTCTACAACCATACATAGGCTGATCTGTAGTTGTCCTTAGTTAGCTAATAAGAATAATAATACTATAAGTAATATATACTCCCCGTAACTACCAAAGTTATTATACCATGTTTTGTCTAACTTGTCAAGGTTTACCTTACGTCAACTAAAGTTTTTTATACTTTAGTGCATTTAGTACTTGACATTAGTCAGTATATGTGTTATTATTACAACTATGATTCTAAGAAAGGCATGAACCATGATGTTCTCTCCTAGCCAACTAAAGAATGCCAGTGGTAAGTTTATCACTAAGAGTTTATTCTATGAGTTGTCCTATATAGAACCTAAGTACTCAATCTTCACTCTTAAAGACTACGATATGGAGTTCGAAGGTAAAGCTTTGGTTTCTTTTCCTAAGCTTTATTTGTCTATCGTGTCTAATGACCCAACTGAGTATGAGTTTTCTCAGGTAGTCTTCGGGTCATGGGAACACTGGCAAGCTATAGCTAAGTCACCTTTCGTTAAGCCTTACATCAATAAACTCCGTAAGGAAGTAGAGGTAAAAGTAAAGTCAGAGGCTATCAAGGCTATCGCTGAGGAAATGAAGTCAAACGGAAGAAGTTCATTTAGTGCA